CACGGGAAATTAACGTGGCCCCAATAGAGGTGGCCAAGTCTTTGAGGATGTTTCTTCGCTCTTCTCCATAACGAGGTGCCTTAACTCCGACAACTCGCATAGTTCCGCGCATAGCGTTCATTATCAAAGCGGCCAATGCTTGTCCTTCGATGTTTTCTCCTACGATGACAAAGGGTCTTCACTCTCTTGATGCGATTTCCAAGGCCGGAAGCATCTCTTCTACTGCTTCTATTTTTTCATCTGTGACCATGACCAAAGGGTTTTCGTATTTAACCATAGCTCGCTGGTCATCGTTGATGAACGCAGTGGCTAAGTAACCAGAATCAAAGCGGAATCCTTCAACCAAATCAAGGCTTGTTTCCACAGAACGGGCGTCTTCGATGGTAACTGAACCGTCTTTTCCTGCCAAGTCAATTGCTTTGGCAACAAGTTTGCCAATAGTATTATCGCCATTGGCTGAAATAGTGGCAATGTTTTCAAGGTCTTCCAGTGTTTTCACTGGTTGTGCTGCGTTTAAAATGTTTTTTACTAGATGTTCTACGGCAGATTCCATTCCCTTTTTAAGTTCGATGGGAGGTGCGCCGCTTGCTAAGTACTTTTGTGCTTCTCTATACATGGCGTATGTCAAAACGGTTGTTGTTGTGGTGCCGTCGCCAGCTTCTTGATTTGTTTTCTCGGCTGCTTGTTTGACGATTTGAGCGCCTGTATTTTCGATGGGGTCTTCTAAATCTATAAACTTGGCAACCGTAACTCCATCTTTCGTAGCGAACGGCATCTTATCTTTTTGGTGAAGAACCACCGTTCTACCTTTTGGCCCCAAAGTTGAAGCCACTATGTCTGATACTGTTTTGATACCGTGCTCAAATTTTGAGCGCAGTTCATTTGAATTACTAAAATGTTTCATTAATACCTCTTCCTATATAATATATTAAAGTTATTTTGGTTGTCAACCTATTTTTCAGATTTTATTTGTATTGTTTTTTGATTAATTTGTGACGATGCTTCAATTGCGTCATCGGCAAGCTTGTCATCTTCCATACCGCCAGCGAAATATCCTTGAATGTTTTTCGTTAGTGCTTTCAGATTACTGAAAATGTCAAAAATTGCTGAGTTGATAACGTCTACTACAGCATTTATCATCTTTTGGATTCTTGATGCTCCAATTTCAATTTCACCAATCTTAACGTCGTCTTGCTCTTCTGGGATTGAACTCTCAGGAACATTCAAAACATCGTAACGATTCATACTAAACTGGTGAGTGTTCACATAGCCAAGGGATACGCGGAGCGCAACCTTCTTTAGTTCTGGCGGCAAAGTGGCATAAAACTCAGCAGAAGCTCCTGAACCTAAGAACCTATCTCCAAGAACTCGATTAACGATTTGACGTCGTGAATCCTTAACCTTTTGTTGTCTTGACCTCACTTCTTCGTTTGCGTTATAAATCAATTCAAAATATTTGCGCCTCTCGTGTGGGCCGTCATCCCTGTGCCAGTCGTCAACATCCGCGCCTCTTTCTTCAACTATGAAATTCTTCAACAGTATCATTAGCGGGGCGGTGGCCTGGGGACGATGGGAGCGACCGCCAATACCGACGCTAATTTTTGAAAGTCCTGGTTTCTTTGGAGAAGAAAATAGGCCAGGATTCTTTGCCCAGTTGATAGCTTGGAGAAGGCGTTCGGCCAAGCCAGGGTCTTCAATGGAATTCTTGATTATATTGACGAACATTTCTTCGGCTTCTTCGGTAGACAAGTAGTCGGGCAGTTCTATGTTGAAGTCCTCTGGGTCGTCTACAAAGCCTTGCGGGAGTCGTAAGACTTCTGGGTGGCGACTGCGGCCTAAAACTTCGTAAACGTTGTCTAATGTAAAACTAAATCTATAAAACTTTAAAGTTCCCTCAAGGTCTAGACCTTCGCCCTCAAGGTCTTTCATCACTACAACGTATTGCATTAGGTTGGGTTCGCGTACCAAGTCGTTGACCAAATCTGTGTAGCTGCCGCCGACGTGGACTGTTTTCTCGTTATACAACTTAAGTGAGATGGGGGTTCCATCTGAAGTCTTTAGGTCGGCAATGGTTCTGTTTCCTGTTGCTATCTGGCTTCCTCCGAGCAGGACGCCAAGAAACGCTTCAAACGCAAAACCTGCGGAGGCAGCGTTGAAGTTTGTAATGATTTTGGTCAGGGTCTTGTAGAAAGTTAGATAGGCCAATGTTTTTCTAATGGTTGAGGCTTGATTGCCGCTTCGTAGGTCTTCTAGAGTTTTCTCGCTCATGGAGTAGAACTCAGATAATTTGGCAATTTTTTCTTGGAGGTCTCCACCAGTAGCAATATTATTCAAGAAGTTCGATAGCTGGACTCTTTGCTCTGAGGGGATTGGACCGGCATCACCAGTTTTTAAGGACGCCCAACCTAGTTCTGAGACTCCAATTTCAGGGATATAGGAGAGGAGTGATTCAGCATCGTAACCTTCTGTTGTACCCTCTTCGTTGAGAGGGGTGTCGTGGAACCTTACTTCGTGTATCATCTGGAAGAGGGATTCCAGGCCAAAGGATTCTTTTGGTTCAAAATAATTACTTATTAAAGTTTTAAGGTCTGCCATGCTAATAATTAGTCCTGAGATTTTGAATATTAAACAATGATGTCTGCAATTCCGTGTTCTACCGCTTCTTCGGCATTGAAATAGATATCTACTTTTTTGTTTAGCATCTTCTTCAATCCGCTTCGGCTGATATTGGTTTCTTTGGCCAAAGCATTGATGTGTTGTTCTTGGACCCAGCGAGTTTCAATAATTTCGTTTTCAAGTATGTGGACTGGCCCGTAATGTCCTCCGCGAATTGAGTGTATCATAACTCTTGTGTTCTTGCCAATTTTTCTTTTACCCTTTGTACCGGCAGCAAGCAATAATACTCCTGCTGACATTACCTTGCCAAAAGCAAATGTGTGAACTTCGCAAGTTTCTTGAACCATTCGCATAAGGTCATAAATTGCAAACATTCCCAAGGCATCGCCGCCCCAAGTAGAAATACACAAATCTATAGGTTGCTCGGGTGCGTCCTTTAAAGCCAGTAGACCAAGGCAAATATTTTCTACGGCTTCTTCGTCTAAATCTCCAAAAAGAGATAAAGTTCTTGACGAGTTTGATTCAGAGGGAAGGTCGGCAAAACTTATTCGTAAAGTTTCTTTTGAATCTTCCCCCTCGGGTTTAGTCTTCTCTGTTTCGTCGCTCATGTGTATTTCTCCTTGTATTCCTTACGAGAGAAAAATCATGGCAATCGACTAGCAATTGAACTAATTCTTCCCAATTTTTAACACTAACATATGGTTTATATAATGGGGGGACTGAACTGTTTAATTTGTCAACGGATCTCTTCTTCCAGTTGTTCAAAAAAAGTTCATCTTCATTTTTGATAAGCTTGAATTGCTCTTCTGAATATTCATCAGAGTTCTTTAGGGTTTTGTCCCTAAATGCCCGAACAATTGAAAGTTCCATAAAGGCTTGACCGATGAGTTGAAATGCGAGGAGTTTAATATCCATAATAAAGCGGCCTTTATTAGAAATATCTAAAATATGAGTTAAAATTTTATAGACAAGTGCGCCCAGGAAAAACCAAAAAAACTCCCACATACATCAATGCTCCGTTAGTCGTGACTTATAGCGAATAAGATCTATCGTGAAGCCAGAAGTCTCTTGGTAACACGTCGGGCAACCTCGGCAACAATATTTGCTTCGTTGGTCTTTGCCATCGCCTTCTCTTCACAAGCTGTTACAGACCCGCCAGCCTCGATACAAGCTTTCACTTCTGGTGACCAAGGCTTTATCACTCGCTTCAGAGCATCAGACTCCGCAAGCTCTTCTTCAGGCTCTTCGTCGGAAACTTCAATGTCTGCCATTTCTTCGCCGCCTTCAGGCTCTGCTTCGAGGTCTACTTCGTCGGTGTCTTCACCTTGGCTAATTTCCAAAGTTCCGTCGTCGACCATACCCTGAAGAAGCTCAGAAACAGCATCTGCGATAGCAGTGCCAATTTCAGCCATTGGGTCGTCTTCGCCTTCCATACCTTCGTCGTCCATGTCCATATCCATGTCCATATCGTCGGGCATTTCTTCGTCGCCTGCCTCTTCTTCTGCGGAAGCTGCGCCTGCGCCGAAAGCTTCTTCGCCTGACATATCGGCAAGCTCGTCTTCTTCTGCTTCGTAAATTTCTTCTTCGTTCTCGTTGATACGATCCACAAACGGGTTAGCCAGTGAATCAATCTCAGCTAATTTCATGAAGCGACGGATCGTGCCCTCGTTCAATAAATTCTTGTTACTCATTTAGTTTCTCCTTGTTGATACCCGTTCGGGTTAATTAACAGTAATCAATGTAATAATTAGTTGCTTTTTTCCAAAAACTTCTTTTGTAATTTTCTAAGTGCCACTTTTTCAATTTGAGATATTCTAACGTGAGAATATTTTAGCCTCTTGGCGACTTCTGTCAAAGTCATGGAGCCATTTTTCTTGACGGCCACTTCTGTACAGTTAAGGTCGTCGCCATAGTCAATCCACTTCCTACACTGCATCTTTTTGCACTTCTTCTTTTGTGTCACGCACTTATCTACACATGAATCCATTTATATACCTTCCTTTGTTGTTTCATCGCTGATTAAGTCAAAAATGTTTTCTATCTCTTCCTGGTTCAATCCAAATCGTTTTATTATATCTTGTTCTTTTTTGCGAATCGTCCTCGCTTTCTTCAGTCTAAATTTCCTCGCCATCATACTTTTCTCCTTCACTTTCTCAATAAAGGGCATAAGCTCTTCGTCTTCAGATAAGTAAGCTTTAATGTACTCGTTGAAGAAGAAGAATTTTGTAACATCATCAAACTTTAGTTTGAGAATCAAATTTACGTCTAATGCCTCCAGTGATGGAAACATTATATACTTTGCGCCTTCTGGTAGTGTCTTTTTTGTCACGGAAGAATATGAGTCCTGCCTTCGCTTAGGCCAGCCGAAGTTTGCTGTACCCATTTGACCTTCTCTCTGAATTCGTTTATTGTTCGTGCCCCTGAGTATGAGAATCCCGAACTGATTCCATTCTTTATGCTCTCTAGTATATCTGTAACGGGGCCTTTGTGGTCTATGAGCGTGCTTATTCCTTCTTCTGATGAAGTTCTGCCTCGCCAGTCCATTTGAGCGTCTTTGCTTGCCATGCCGCGATACTTTTTGACTAAGCCGGTAGGGGTTTGAATCTCTTCGCCGGGGGATTCGTTGGTTCCCGCAAGTAGCGAACCGAGCATTACAAAATCTGCTCCTGCTGCGAAGGCTTTAACGATGTCTCCACTTGTTCTGATTCCTCCATCGGCAATGATTTTGGCGTTTCTGGTAGATTTTGAGCAGTCAATGATAGTTTGGAGTCCCGGCAATCCGTGGCCAGTCTGTATTCGAGTCGAGCAAATGGAGCCTCCACCAATATTACATCTTATGCTGTTTGCTCCCCAGTCTGATAAGTCGTTAAAGGCTTGCTGGGTTGCTACGTTTCCTGCCATAATATGGAGATCGTCACTAAAAAATTTTCGTAACGCGGAAAGGGCTTCCTTCATCAATATGTGATGGCCGTGAGCCACATCCACACACAAAACATTTGCTCCTGCGGCATGTACAGCGGAAGCTCTTTCAAGAAAATCGCCTGTGACACCGATTGCTGCTCCAATATTCTGTGTTTCTCTGACTGCGGCAGCTTGAACTGAGACAGTTTGTTCCTCGATGGAATTGTAACGATGGATAATTCCTATACCGCCTTGATTAGAAATGGCCGTGACCATTGCTGATTCTGTGACTGTATCCATAGGAGAAGAGATGACAGGCAAGTCTAAATATATCTTATCGTCAAGATTGTTGCCAATGTCTACTTCTTTTCTGCTTTTAATGTCAGAGTACTGAGGGATTAAAAGTATGTCATCATACGTCAGAGCTAACGTCATTTTCTACCTCTTTGATTAGTTGGTCAAGATACCAACGGGCCTTTTTTAAATCTTGAAGGGACTTTCCCTTGTAAGGGTGGCGAGTAACATATTTAACGATGTTGCTCTCGGGGTAATCCATCTTCCAAGAGCGAATATAGACATAGGTTTCTATGGCCTGTTCGCCCTCTCTGTTAATGTTGTAGTGATTTGGATGGTTTATTGAATCCTCTTTGGACTTATCTAGTTTGTTTCCAGCCATTCGCCCTCCTCTAAGGTAACGTCTTGCTCTTCAAGAATTTCATCTAACTTTTGTAGCTCAGTGGAGCTTTCTGGCGTCTCATCGAATATCACATATGCTGTGTCCCATTCGAAGCCTTCAAGTTCTCTGACGTGGCCTTCCCTATCATATTCAAAACGGCAAAGGTCTTCAGGGTAGATACCAAATCTATTTTCAAACTCAGTACAAAACTCCTCTGAATCTTTTTGCTCTTCCCACAATAAAAACTCATCCAGCAAATTAAATTCTGCTGCCAAGTCTGTATCAATTGGAAAACCAATTTTTTGTACAATACAATTTTGCATAATATTCTCCTTATTTAAGCTTTCTCTTCTTTATGCGTTCTTCCATTTCTTTTATTAGGCCGAGAGCTTTATCCCAGCATGCAGGGCAATATAAATTAACTTTTTCTTCTTGCTCTCTCACTACTACGTTCCAAGTCATAACTTGTTCTCTGTCTTGTTTGTCAAAGGGCTTTTCGCAAGTTAGACATTTATCGTCTATATTGCCAAACAAAGATACTTTGGCTGCTAAATCTTTCTCAGCTTCCTTTTTGGCCTTGTTCGCCTTGTTTCTACTTAGTTTTCGTTTTAAGGATGACATGTACACTCCACACAGCAGCAGTTTTCACAAGTTGACGGAACTCTCAAGCTCTCAAGCTTGCCGCCAGCCATCCAATTTTGATCGCATTTGCCCTTTACACCGGGAACTGCGCCAGAACCAGACCATTGCCAAACTGTCCAATCTCCCCACTCTTTAACCATTCTTTTTGGCTCACTGCCAGTATTGTATGAAGCGAGCCACAAAGGGTACTCAAACAACTTCTCTAAGTCGCCTTCAAAACCCCTCTTGAGAAAAAGGTCGTAGGCCCAACGAGCAGTATAAATTAAAGGTTTTACTTTTAATTCAGCCTCGACAACGCTTAACCACTCCAGACACCATTCAACATTATATTGGTCGTCGGTCTTCATTCCCTTTTCCACGTCTAATGTGGGAATCAAATCTCCTTTATTTACGCCTACTTGGCTTGCAGCCTCCAAAAAGTGCTGTGCTTCTCGTTTGGCATCATCTGTTCCTGCGTCTGAGTCGGGTCGACCAAAGTGATACAAACCTGTTATGACGCCGCTGTCTCGTGCGCCCTTTACTCTATTGACAAATCCACGATTAACGTGGCCCTGACCCTCTGTAGCCTTCACCCAAGCGTATTTTACACCGGCTTTTGCAGCGGCATTCCAGTCAACGGTTCCATTCCAAGCGCTGACGTCAATCCCTGCGAAAACTTCAATTCCCATGTGGCCGAGTGTTTGTGGGCCAGCAATACCATCGACCCCAAGTTTATTATGAGACTGGTAGTTTCTAACTTCGCCTTCGGTTTTTGGGCCAAATTGGCCGTCTTCCCGAAGCGGTAACTTGCTTTGAAGTCTTTTTACTTCTTGTCCCTCGTCGTCTTTTCTAAGAGTATATTTAAATGACATGACTTGTTCTCCTTGTTTTCTGCCAGTTTTAATTAGACATCAATCTTTTGTTGTGTCCATTATTTTTTTCCTGTACTTCCGAAGCCACCGGAGCCTCGTTGAGTTTCTTTTTCGAATTCTTCTTCTGATACTTCTTCCACTCCGCAACAACTGATTGGGATTAAAACTGCCTGAGCGATTTTATCTCCCGCTTGAATGTACTGTGTTTCCCAGCCAATATTATGAAGGTTGACGAATATTTCGCCCGTGTAACCACAGTCAACTACGCAAGCACCAACAACTAATTGTTTCTTTGATGCTATCCCAGATTTATTTTTAATCTCTAGCATATAATTTGGGGGTACTTCTATTTTTAATCCAGTGGAGAGAATAGTTGTTGAACGAATCTCTATTGGAAACCCCATAACACTTGTTATTTGTTCTTGAATCTCTTTATTGGGGCAGAAGTATAAATCCATTCCCGCGTCTGTTGGATATGCTCTTGATGGAAGCTTTGCTCCTTCACGCAAGCGATATACTTTTAAGTTCAAATTCTTCCTCCTTTAAGTGTGTGTACATAATAGTTTATATTATTTCGCTTGTCAAGCATTTTATCCTAATAATTTCCAATCCGACAATGCGGCTTTGGTGGAGAATCCCCATTGCTCTTGATGATTCAGCTTTGCCATATATGGCCGGTTCAAATGAATCTTATCTTTGTCCGGTCTGATTCCCCAACATTTAATATCAATCATCTCAGAATTAATGTCAAGGGTCTTGACGATATAATAATATCTTCCCTTCAGTGTTTTCTTGACAAGAACTTCACGAGGAATAAACCAAGCAAGTTTTAAGTCTTCGTCGTATTCTGAAATGGGAGTCACACAGAAGTATTCTAAACGCTTTCTGATATCTTCCGACAGAATAAGGTCAAAAGGGTAGAGACCGCTAAGATTTACTTTGTTCTCGATGATTTCATCACGAGTAAAGTCTTCGGTGTCTTTGTGCTCTTCAATGGCCTCGCCTAATTTCTTTCTGTTCTTTGGGCGATTGTCTGCCACAGAGCGCCAGAAATGTTTAAGGTTCACAAACCTTTCGTCCATTAGTTCATTTAATACTTCAGCCCTAATCAGAACGTCAATAGCCTTTTTGTTGAGCTTTGCGTAAACAATCTCATCATTGAAAAGGAATTCTTCAATAGTATTGAAGGGTCGATGGTCAATAATTTGTTCAATTGCTTTCTCGCCTAATCCTTTGATAGACGTTAATGGCTGAATGAGAGTTTTGTTGTCATCGGATATTTCCCAGACAACGCCAGACTTGTTAATACTCATTGGCTCAATCTTATAGCCAAACTTCTTGGCAAGGTTAATTGCTTTTTCTTTTCTTGACTCGGGTTCTTTATCTAAGAAAGCGGCCATCCACTCTGAAGGATAATAATTTAGCAACCAAGCGCACTGGTAAGAAATAATAGAATAGGAAATAGCATGAGACTTGTTAAAACCGTAGCCGCTGAAATACTCAAACTTTTGCCATATCTCTTGTGCCTTCTTATTCGATATTCCCTTAGATTCACAACCTTCAACGAATTTTCTGTGGATCTTGTTCTTCTTTTCATTTGTTTTCCCGGTTCCCTTTTTGGTTAATAATTTTCTAAGTAAGTTTCCCTCGTCCAAGCTAAGATTTTTGCCAAGCTTGTGTGCCAAGAGAGCAATTTGCTCCTGAAAGATGAGAAAGCCATACGTTTCTTTTGTGATTTCTCTAACAATCTTGTGCCCATATTTAATATCTGAAGCGTTCTTTCTTGCCTCCACATAACTTTCGTGTACATTTGCTGACAATGGGCCAGGACGGAAGATGGAAGTGATTGCGGCGATGTCAATAATGTTTTTCGGCTTGACTCGCTTACAAAAGGTTTGGGCACCCTTTTCTGTAAACTGGAATATGCCAGCCCACTTTCCTTTCTGGAAAATATTCTTGTAAACGGCGCTATCGTTCAGGTTAATGGTTTCTGGGTGTAAGTTTTTATCATAATATTCTTTTATCTGTTCGAAGGAAGGTTCTTCAATATCGTGATGACGTTTAAGAATGTGATAAATTGCGCCTTCAATCATTTTTAGCGTTGAGAGACCAAGAATATCAAACTTGATAAATCCCATTGGCTCAAGCTGACGAATATGTTGACCTTCTGACCAAGGCGTCTGGGTCACTCCTCCACTATTAATCAATGGCATCCTCTTGTCAAGGTCTTCTCCAATCACAACGCCGCCAGCATGTCTTGAAACGGAACGGACCTGACCCATTAAAGCCTCGACGTGAGTTTTAATCTTTGGATACTTCTCCAAGAATCTTTTGAGGCTGTGGGAATATTCCATGACCTCTTCAAAGTTTGGAGTGTACACACCAGCTTTAATCCCTTTAATCTTCTTTGCTATCGGAGTTGCCTCGGACATCATTTTAGAAGTAACTGCGTTGACCTCAAGGAATGGGATGCTGTACAGCTTTGATATATCTTTTATGAGCGAGCGCAGTTGCAACTTGTTAAAGTTTGAAATGGGAACTACAGTGTTTCCTCCCCATTCCTCAATGAGTGTTTCTTTGAGCGCCATTGGGTCGCCAACGTCATAATCGATGTCAGGGTAGTCTTCGGTGTCTTTCCGCAGAAAGCGAGAGAAAAGAAGGTTGTATTTGATAGGATCTACCTGTGTAATGCCAAGGGCATACGCAACCAAACTTCCTGCGGCTGAACCTCTACCCGCTCCGGTCAATTGTGTTTCGGTCGCACGGTCGGCAACGGCCTTCATGGTTAAAAAATATTTGCTGAAGCCTGTGTTGCTAATTGTGTAGAGTTCTTCTTTAACTCTGTCTAAATATTCTTTGTTGTCCTTGAGTTTTTTGTCCCTCAAGCCTTCTACGCAAGCGGCAACCAAAGCTTTATCGGCTGACATTCCTGCCGGGACTACAAAGCTTGGCAGACGAACGGTATTATCTGGCATGAAGGAATCTATACGATTGTGGGCGATGTGATGAGTTCGTTCGATGCTTTCTCTTACTATGTCATCATCATACGAGGCTCCAACTTTCTCTGAGTAATATTTGTAGGACTCCCACATCTCTTCGCCATTCTTAGGGTAGATCTCATAGCCAATTTCATCAACGTTTATGGGGAGTTCCACTGGCATCCAGTCTGGAAACTTGCCCTTACCTAAGAATCCCAATCTCTTGTATAATTCGCGGTCTTTCCAAGCGTCTCTCGTGGGATAGTGACTATCAGCAGTTGAGACAAGTTTGATTCCATACTCTTTACTTATTTGAATAATATATTTATTGAGTTCGTGTTGTTCTTTTGCACTGAGCCATTGAAGCTCGCCATACCAGCGATCCCCAAAGATAGATATCATCTTTTCTGTGGTCTTCCTCATTTCGCTCATCACGGCATCGGGGCCACTGTCTCTGTTTTCCCAATAATTACCAGCATATACGCCGCCGAGGCAAGCGCTTGTTGCTATTACTCCTTCGCTATGCTCTCCCAACATTTTGTAATCCATTCTCGGGAAGCGGTAAAAGTTGCCGGTTTGAATTGATTTGGAGACCAAAGAGAAAATATTATTGAGGCCCGTTTGATTCTGAGCTAAAAGAATGAGATGCCGTCGTCTGTTTAAAATACTTTTGCTGAGACTTTTTGTGCTCTCGTCTTCAATTGTTGTACCGGATTTGGACTTATCAATTTGTCTTTTGGCTTTCTTGTCTTGCTTTGCTTTCTCAAGCTCACTTTTCCACTTGCCGATGCTTGGGAGGAAATAGGCTTCGACGCCAAAAATGGGCTTAAAGTCCTTGCCTTCCTTCATCATATCTTGAGCGTGCTGAACCTGATAGGCAAAGCCGTTCATGTTCCCGTGATCAGTCAGAGCAAGGGCATCGTTCCCGTTTTCAAAAGCAAAGTCCATATGCTCGGCAGGATAACCCAAGCCATCAAATGGACTTCCAACTCCGCTATGCGCGTGTAAACCGACAAATGGTATGCTACTCTTCTTCATTAATAATTTCCCCCAATGGATTAAGCTCACTATATGATAATATAAAATCTTTTGGTCTGTCAAGTGAATTCTCTGAACTAAACCAGTTTTTTAAGTTCTCCCAGTTGGACACGTCATAGTACCAAGGAATCTCAACATCGAAAAGGTTTTCTGTTGAGACATCAGCAAATACAAAGTCGTGAGTAAAGAATCTTCCTGTGTATGCTTTGTCTCTCGTAATGTGTTTCAAGTCTTTGTCGCTTCCTCTTACCTCGTTTGTTCTGAATCTCTTTCTTGTTATTAGATAGTCTTCCGCGCTGAAGGTGAACGGCAGGTACAAGCCGTCCCTGAAGGTCTGCTGGTTGTAAGAAACATGGAATGACCTTTCACTCCTTATCTTAGCCCTGTGCTCCACCATATAATAAGGGGTGAACATGCCGTATGGAAAGGACACGAAGTATTTGTCAGGAGTAACCCAGCGGCTTATTTTACGGCTGACGACGTATGCGTTGTGAGCACCAGTGATAATACTCCAAGAAAGACAATTTCTTCTGCCAGCATCTTTAGGATGAGTAGGTACATAATATATAGGAATCTCTTTTACTTTCGGGAAGTTACCAAACTTAGCGTTCTTAAAATAAATGTGAGGGTCCACAACATAATCGCCAAGTCTATAGCGGATTAAGGGCTGAATGTCTTTAGGGCACACAAGCCAAATAGTATCGCATCCAGCAATGGCACAGTCAAAGACAGCTTTCTCAACGGCCAAATAGTTGTGGCCAATGGGAATCAGGCTGTCGTGCCAAGGAAACGTGAAGTCAAGGGGTTGTCCGTCGATTGGAACAATGCCGACCAAGTTGAATCTTCTTTTATTTATTGGGTTAACTTCCATAGACAAACTTTACTTTTTCTGAATTTTCATAGAAATCCATTTTTTTCTCTATCTCGCGCTTAAGTACTTCTAAGGTTATTGGTAGGCGAGTGCCACCTGAATGGGCACCAAGAAAGGAATTCGTTGTTAGCAGGAACTCACTTTTAAATTTGGCCATGGTATCAGAATAGTTAAAGTCTTCCAGTTGTTCCTCGTTCAGTTCTGATATCTCATAGATTTTGATGGGGTCTGTGGGATATTTCTTGAAGACAAACAATTGTGAGACAAACTTATCTTCTGTTTCAATGAGCTTGTCGCCTTTGGTCACAAGTGACAGTGGTTTCATATGATCGATAATCTTATATATGTCAACTTTTTTAACAGCAGGGGGTAAGCCAATAATCTTTTTGTCGCTACAAACGAAGATTACGTCATAGTCTACTCTTTTGATTACATTACCTCGGCAAACAATAGTAATCTTATCGTCGCTCACTCTTACAGTTTTAACGGAGTCGCCTCCAATGATGCGACCCTTGAACATTAATTTGGTATAGATGAGGCCCCAAGCGAGTCTTATTTCATCAGTTTCGTGTTCCCGTGGAAACTTTATGTCGCCAAGTATTAACTTTGTGTTATGTTGGTCGGCAAATTGCAAAGCATCCAGAGATGAACCGTATGTATATTTCTGAGCCACTGTTTGTCTAGCTGAGAACTAAGTCCATTAAGACTGATGCCGCTGCCGTTGAAACAGATGTCATAGTCATAAGGGCCTGTAACGCTACAATCCACAAAGGAAACAGGGCGAACGTCAGCAGCAATAACTGAGCGAATGATACTTTGTTCATTATTTGCCAATGACGCCGTAAACATGGTTTTCCAGTACCAGAAGCAGTTCCTCGCCTTGGACGCTGATTTTCTCAACCATACTATTATTTACAACGATTTCCTTCTTGATGTGCTTTGTTGAGAGCTTTTCACAGTCTGATGAGACATCGCGCACAATATACACACTGTAAGGTTTAAAGCTGGTGACATAGGAATCGGGAACAAGAACAGTTGATACTTCTTCTTCTGCTGTCTGCTCTCTTTCTGTCAGCAGAACGTGACGATTATAAGGTTTAAATTTCATTTTTTCTCCAATTTATTATTTAATCTCGCAAGCGCCGCCAGCGCAAGCAAGCTCTCCAGTTAAATTCGTATTATCATTATACTCTATAACTTTTGTTAAGTCAATCTCTTTTAACGTATCAATCAAACTTTCGTACCTATCTCTGGTACAGCTTTCAAAAGGAGCCTGGACATAGGTATGTTCTTTATCGTCGTAGGGAAGGACACTTAAGCCATTGTAACTATTACGGTTTTCCCACATCCACTCGCCAACGTCATCCCACTCTTTTTCTTTGATACTTACTGTTGCTGATACATTATGAGTGTTCTGTCCTTTTCTGTGGCCTGTCTTGGTCCACTCGGTACTAATCTTCTTGACACGCTCAAGCATACTAAGGGCGCTCTCATTTCTGAGAATTGCTCCCCGAGGGGCACTTTGGGGTACGCCGATGACTGCTGTGTCGTGTGGCCTGAAGTATTCATCTTCAACTAATTCTGGATGTTTATTTTTCAAATAAGAATAAATTGATTCAGTCTTGCCAACTCTTATTCTACGAATATAATATCTATCATGCCAAGAATGTACTCCGCTTGAAGTTCCAAGAGTCAACGAAGTTGTTCCGGCAGGTTTAACACAGGTTGTTCTTGCGGCTGAGTTAATGCCAATTATCTCTGCTACCCGTTTGTTCTCTTCAATTACTGTCTTGACTGCCTTCTTCATATCCAGCTTCAAGACCTTTCCAGAGGCAATGCCAGTCATACTGACACCGATTAGAGCATCTTTTTCTGTGTTTCGTCTCCATACCTCTCGAAGATAGTGAAAATCGGTGTAAGAGGCTTGCAGAGTTGCAATGAAAGAAGCGGCCTTTGACCTATCTTCATATTCATCTTGAGAACTTAAGTCGCTTGCGTTGATCTCTACCAAATTGCAAAACTGAAAAGGTCTCAAGGCGATTTCGCAGCAAGGATTCGTCCCCCAGTCCTTATCATTGGAAAAGTAGAACCCAGGCTCTCCGCAGCCGGAAGCTTGAACTCGCTGCCAAAGACTTTTAAAGAAGTCTTTTGTAATTAAATGTCTCATTAGAACAGCAGAATTGTTTGCTCTGCCTCTTTGTGGGTTTTGCTCCCACCAATTGCCGGTTTTTGCGGCAAGCATTTCTTTATCGTCAGCACTGAATAGTGAAATGAGGGCTGCTCTGCGAATACCACCAGCCAAAACCGCATCAGCAACATAACAAATGACGTCATGTACTTCCAAGGTAGAAAGTTTATCGCCTGATTCTTTCTCTCTGAGTATGCCGTCGATCTTTACGAGGCATTCTTTGAGTGGTTGAGGGCCGGGAGCAGTGCCACCGGAAGTCAGGAGCTTTTCGCCTTTTGCTCGAATGTCGCTATAATCGAATCGGACTTTGGAGCCACCCTTAAAATAGCTTCCCATCAAAGCTTTAACAGCATCTGCCCAACCTTCAATGGAATCGTTTACAAGGAATCGTCGGGTGCGCTTGACAGAGGGTTTCTGAATCTCTGGAAGATTTTCAACATGGTGCTTCTGAACGCTATAGCCAACGCCGGTTCCGCCCAACAGCAAAAACATTGTTTCGCTAAAGGCTCGCCAGTCGTCGATTGGCAAGTAGGCACAATTAAAAATTCTATTGGGTGCGACCTCAATGGGTTTGCCACCAAATTGCATGGAGCGCATCGAAGGCAGTACCTTTTTATCGTAAACGTATGTGTAGGCTGCGTTGATTTCCTTTTTAAGTTCAGGAAACTTTTTAAGATGCATCTTCTTATTTCGGGTTACAAGCTCTTCCCAAGTCTCTCGACGTTCTTTTTTGGGCAAGTAGCGAGCGTATTTCATATGAACTGTTATATCTGATAGAATTTCATTAGCAACGTTCTCTTCCATTATTATTTCTCCTTATTTTTAAACATTTCTTTATAAACTCGTTTAGCGGCATCCATATCCCGCTTATTTCTATTATTCACCTCATTCCGCTGAATCTCACAAACATCGTCCTGTTCAAGAACTTTTATACAAACAGAGCCGGGGTCCATGAAGACAGAAAAGATAATTCCATCGGGTCCATTTCTATTTTTAGCAATGAAGAGTCTTCCAATATTGCTATTTTTATCTTTTATTGTTCTTGAGAGACTAATAATGAAGTCGGCAACAAAGCATTTGTTGAACGCTTCAGAGATTGATTCCATGGTAATCACTTCTTCATTCAAACCTTTTCTGTTTGTTTGTGAAGCCGTAATCACAGGGCAACTGAACTCTTGAGAGAGTCCCCTCAAATCTTCGTAGATTGATTCAAGGTCGTGTCTCTTTTCTGTATTTCTGTGTACACTGCGGAGAAGGTCTCCATAATCTACAATAACCATATCCACTTCCATTTGTGTTTGTTTGACTTTTTCCAAGTGATTTCTTATTGTTGTAACTGAAGCTGACTTTGTAGGATACTCTTTGACTATCAGTTGTCCGTCGACCTCTTTAATCTTCTCTAAAATATCATCTTTTTGATCCATAAGGTCGTCAAGATTGTGACCCGTGAGACAGGCATCATATCGCTTGGCAACGGCTGTGTCGGCCAATTCCAATGTATAATGAACAACGTTTTTACCCTGTTTTAGTGCTTGAGCGCCCAAATGTACCAGAACGTGAGATTTACCTGCGCCTGTTGGGGCTACAACGACAGAAAGCTCTCCTATACCAAGGCCACCTTTTGTGATTTTGTCAATCTTTGGCCAGCCGGTTGATATTGGGTTTCTTGCCTTAAATTTGAAACGTTCCTCAAAGTCTTTGATATAATCGTAACCAAAGTCATTGTCCATCCCCGAACGAAGGGCCTTTATGATTAACTTTTCAATCTCTTCAAAAGAACATTTATTTAGTAGCGGAACTGATTTCATCATCGCATGTTTTAAAACCTGCTTTTTACAGAAATCAAGGCTTGCTGTTTTTATATATTCTTTATCGTCAGTTTCAGGGGTTGCCTGTACCCGAACGAAGAATTGCTTAACTTGTTTTTGAATAATGTCGTTTTCTAGCTCCAACTCTGTATTGAAGATAGAATACAACGTCCCATTGACTGGGTCTGTCTTGTATTTGTCTTTATAGTCGAAGAGTTTCTTGGCAAAGACTTGAAGATACTTTAGCTCAAAAAAGCCCGTATCTAACACTTCTTGCATTTGGTCGCAAAAGGGTCGGTCATATACCAACAACTTACATAAATTTTCCTGAAAACTCTTACCGAAGATACCTAAATTTTCCATGTCACCTCATTAAAATATAAAGTAAGTATAATATATGTTTTTAAACAAGTCAAGCTATTTTGTAAGTCTTAGAAAGGATTGGTAAATTATTTTTATTTGAACACTTTGTTCTTAGCGGTTTTGAAAAGGTCAGGCAAGAAGCTCTTTTTGAGTCTGAGTAGTCTACCAAATCTTGCCCTGTTTCGAGCGTCCATATATAAGGCAGTTGGTTTGCGTATCTCTCCATCGATAACTTGCTCGCCAAAATCATAAAACTTTTGTTTTAGTGGAGGCTTGGCAAGAGAGCAGGGAGAAAACAAAAAGCTCAATAAAACTATTAATAAAATCTTTTTCACTCATATTACCCTCTTTTGATATATCTGGTCCAGGCCCAAAGCTTGCGCTCTTTGAAATAATTGACATTGGCTTGGTTCTGGTAGGCTTCTTGCTCAAAAGGATTCAAGAAATAGCCCTCGTACCATGAGCCGTGCTTGAATCTGCCATAAACATAAAAGACAGCATACAAAACCCACTGAAGAACAAACAACATTTCAAGCTGCTGATAGAAGTGAATTGTTTCATGTCTTTTTAGTGTGTCGGATGCGTCACTTCTGCACCATACAAAACAGGCAAAGCTAACTGCTTGAATCTCCATTGGAGATAGTTTTGAAAGCAGAACTGGTACGATACTGTTTTCGAAGATGAACGGTTTTAATTTATACATATTTTCCTCGTGAGTTATTTTTTGTTGTTCATGGTCACGGCACAATTGATCATCATTGATAATACAAAAGCTGCCACGCTTAATTCAAATATAACCATTATTTATTATCCCGGCAAATTCGCCTGAAATCTTGAAACAGGTCTGACCAATAATTATCACTGATACCGTCAGTGAACATCATCAAATCTGTTTCAGTCTTATTAAACTCTGATTCAAAGTTGTCAATGGCCCAGTCCATTCTATGTTTGGTCTGGATTGACAAGCTTGGACTATAGAGTTGCATAAGACTATAGTTCTCTTTAATTAGTTCTTCGTTGTCAATAATAGACTGAAAAGCCTTAACTTTGCTCTCCTGATTGGAGCAGAACTCTATTAACTCTGGGATCGTTACGTCCTCTTCTTTTGCAAAAAAGTTAAATCTTTTGGCAACTGTTTTAAGTCCAACTCCCGGTACTCCAACGAGATTATCAGATTTGTCTCCCACCATTGCACGAGCCAAAGCAAAATTTGTCGGATGGATTCCATGTTCTTCAAGAATGTCAAGTTTATTTAAATATTGTTTTTGAATTGGACGGTGGAGAACCGTC